ATGAAGCTAAAAGCCAAAAGCAATCTGCTGGAGCGCGCCAGAACGGCATGGGAGGCGGTCGCACGCCAAGTTGGCGAGACCGATTTCTCGCGCCATCCGCGCACCGGCGAGTATCTGCACCCCGGTGTCGCCATGGGCTGGCGCATCCACAAAAAGAATCTGTAGTTTCACCTGTAGCCAGGACAGCCCTCTGGAAGGCCTGGACGTCGATAGCCGGTAGTGCGACGTACGGAAACAACACCGGCAGCCCGTGCACTCTGACCTCACATGCTTGTGGAGTGGCGCGAGACAGATTCGGTGAGATCGATGCATTGGGGCGTCGACGCTGGAATTGTCTTTGGCTGACAGCGCGGAAAGACGCGCGCACCTATTCAGGGCCTCGACATTGATCGGGGCTTTTTTGTGTCCGTAACACCACTAGTAGAACCAGGAGAAGCATCATGCTGACTTTGAAAATGATGGGTAGCGAAGACCTTGCGGATAGCCACCCGTCCAAGAGCTTCACGCTCGTCCACCTCGCCAATCGATCAAGCATTGCGTTTGGTCGGGGCCCTGGCGGTCTACCGGAAATTCAGGTTGCGGATATCGAGGGCGAGATTGAAAAATTCTCTCCCGCCGGCAACACATACGTGCTTGAGGGTGGGAAGACGGTGGCCACATTTGCTCATATGCCACCGCCAGAGCATCGCGCTCAAGCTGAAATTTCTGGCGCTCTCTGAGGCCTATCGTTTTCGGCCCCACCACACCCATTGCTCTGAGCTGGGAGTGCTGTTGGGGCTGACCTATTTCAAGCATGCCCCCACGGAGTCGAGCGCATGGAGTTTCTGCACCGCCTGCTCGATAAGACCGAGTGGCTAATCGCCGGCCTGATTGGCGCAATCGTCGCCAGTTGGTGGCACAAGGACGACCTGGCCGACTGGCGTGCCTGGGTGATCTTCTTGATCACTGGCGTGGCCTGTTCGCTGTATCTGACCGGGATGGTGAGTGCTTACCTGGGCGTGACCGAGCCGAGCATCGTTGCCGGTATAGGTTTCCTGCTGGGCACATTCGGTGGCTCGCTCCTGGCAGCAATCAACCGAGCCATCAAAGCCGCTGACCTCTGGGCGCTTATCCGCCAGCGGTTCGGGGGAGGCAATCCACCATGAGTCTTGAATTGATCAACTCCATTGCCTGCGGCCTGATCGCCGCCTGGGCGACCTGGTGCGTGCTGAGCGGGAAGGTGAGGGACGGCATCCTCGGTAAGCTGATTTACTCGACGATCGCCATCACTGGTTTCGTTGTGATGGTGCGCAGCCAGAACATCTTCTTCGGCCCGACCACCGCCGGCCTGACTCTGCATGTCGCCCTGGCACTGGCCGGTGCCCGGCACATCTTCATGGTCACGTACTGGCAGAGGGTGAAGGTCTGGCTGTGCCGAACGCTGAACTGCGAGCACTGCCTGCACTGTGACAAGGCACCTGGTGGTGTCGAGCGTCGGACCAAGTAATCCGCGCCACGTTTTCAAATGCGCCAAATCGTGGCGCGGAGCTGTCCGATGCATAACGTTACCCGCCTGCGCCACGCGCTCCCGTTGGGCCAAGACATCAACGCCGCAGTAAGCGCTCTCGACAAGGCTATTGCCGATGCAGTGGATGCTGCCAAGGCAGCCGGGCTGCCCCAGGGGCTGATCGTGAGCTTGCTCCACGGCCACGCCCATGCGCAAACCCACCAGATGGTGTGCCAATGACCGCTAAAGTCCATGATATCGCCGACCACCGCCCGCACCTTAAGGTGGTAGCCAGTGATGGTGTCCACGTTCTTCCGCGTGAGCTTATCCAATCGGTGGTTGAGGGCAAGAAGCCGTCGACCATCCTGACCGAGTTGGTGGTGCGGCGAATCATTGAAGAGTGGCTACAACAGGTGACCGCATGACGACCATTGCCTACAAAGACGGAGTGATTGCCTATGACTCCCGAGTGACGCGCGGCTCTCTCATCGACCACGACGACTACGAGAAGCTGATCCATAGGAGTGGGCATCAGTTCCTGTTCACCGGTTGCGGTGCGGACTTTGCCGCCCTGATGGATGAGTTTTTCGGCATGAAGTCCAGCGATAAGCCGCTCGATGCGAACGGGCTGGTCGTCACCAATGGCAGGCTTTGCCAGATTGGTCGCGATGCCGAGAGCGGGTTCTGGGTGGACGAGGTGTGGATGGAGCGACCGTTTGCCATCGGTAGCGGGCGCGACTTTGCACTGGCTGCGATGGATATGGGCGCAACAGCCAAGGAAGCTGTCGAGGCTGCGGCCAAGCGCGATGTCTACACCGGCGGCACGATCCGTACTGTGATCATTAAAGAGGGGATGGCTGATGCAAAGACCACTGCCCCCGGCGTCACTGCTTGAGCTGTCCGATCTATCCGACTTCGGCATCCGCCTGACCCCTGCACCTGAAGTGTGGGAGTGGCTCCAGGCCGAGATCCTCGCCGACACCGGCATCATTCACAACGAAGACCATGCTCATCTTCTGGATGCAGACATCCGGATCATGTGGGCGTCGTCGAGCTTCGAGAAGCAGGGCCGCACAGTCTTGGGCCAGGCCGAGCAGGTAGCGTTCCGCGCGGGTGGTTGGCAGAAAGCCCGAATGGAGCAACAGATGCGTGATTGGTTCGGCGATGTGCCGGCCTTCATCATCACGTTGGCTGCCGACTACTGCGCCGAGTGCAGTGACACCGACTTCTGCGCACTGGTTGAGCATGAGCTGTACCACATCGCCCACGCCAACGATAAGTACGGCCAGCCTGCCTTCACCAAGGAGGGGGCGCCGAAGCTGGAGATGCGCGGTCACGACGTCGAAGAGTTTGTCGGTGTCGTCCGCCGCTACGGTGCAAGCCCTGACGTTCAAGTGTTGGTGGATGCTGCAAACAGTCCTGCTGAGGTGGGGAAATTGAACATTGCGAGGGCCTGCGGAACCTGTCTGCTGAGATCGGCCTGATTTTTGACAGGCATTAGACGGAACCAAACCTATGGCAGCCCTGAAAAATGAGGTGAAAGGCTTCATCGTTCAGGCGTTGGCGTGCTTTGACACTCCCTCCCAGGTGGTGGAGCAGGTCAAACAGGAATTCGGCATTGAGATATCTCGCCAGCTGTGTGAGTCGCACGACCCCACCAAGCGCGCCGGGGTGAACCTTGCGGTCAAGTGGGTGACGCTGTTCCATGACACCCGCAAGCGGTTCCGCGAAGAGACTGCTGAGATTCCAATCGCCAACCGCGCCTATCGCTTGCGCGCGCTTGGACGCATGGCTGTAAAGGCCGAGAACTCAAAGAACATGGCCCTTACTGCTCAGTTGCTGGAGCAGGCCGCTAAAGAGGTTGGCGACGTCTACGTGAATCGTCGCCTTGAACCTGAAAAGCCCCTTGGCTCTCAGGCGGATCAGCAGCACGCCATTGCTGAGTACACGCTGGAGCCAGACGAGAATGTCCCGACTACCCCGTACCTATGATGCCCCGGTTCAGTTGACGAAGAAGCAGGCCAACATTTACGTCTGGGGATTCCAGCCCAATGCGCGCTTTCGCGATGCCGTGTGTGGGCGCCGGTTTGGTAAGACTTTCCTCGGCAAGGCTGAGATGCGCCGAGCTGCGCGACTGGCTGCTGAGTGGGGCGTGAGCGTCGAGGATGAGATTTGGTACGCGGCTCCTACACAGAAACAGGCCCGCCGCGTCTTCTGGCGCAGGCTGAAGCAGGCCATCCCGCCAGAGTGGCGCGAGAGCAAGCCAAACGAAACCGACATGCTGATAACGCTCAAGAGCGGTCACTTGATCCGGTGCGTGGGTCTTGAGAACTACGACGATCTCCGCGGGTCGGGCCTGTTCTTTGTCCTGGTGGATGAATGGGCGGACTGCAAATACGCAGCCTGGGAAGAAGTGCTGCGCCCGATGCTTTCGACCTGCCAGTACACGATTCCCGACGTAGGAGTCCGCAAAGGGGGTCACGCGCTGCGCATTGGCACTCCGAAGGGCTTCAACCACTGCTACGACACTTATCTGGACGGAAAGCCAGGCGGCGAGCCGGATCACAAGAGCTGGCAGTACACGTCACTCCAGGGCGGGAACGTCCCTCCTGAAGAGCTCGATGCGGCCAAACGCAAGATGGACCCGCGTACGTTCCGCCAGGAATACGAGGCCGGGTTTGAGAACTACTCGGGCGTTGTCTACTACACCTTTAGCCGATCCGAATGCAGGACCGGCGAGCGAATCAAGCCTGGCGAGGCCCTGCACATCGGCATGGACTTCAACGTCATGAAAATGGCGGCGGTTGTCTTTGTTGTCCGCGATGGTCTACCGCTGGCCTTGGATGAGTTTCATTCCGTGCGCGATACGCCAGAGATGATCGAGAAGATCCAGGCGCGGTTCGTCGGGCACAACATCGCCGTCTATCCGGACGCCTCGGGCCAGAACACCAGCAGCAAGAATGCCAGCGAGTCGGACCTGTCGTTGCTCATGAAGGCCGGCTTCACCGTCGTGGTCAACTCGACCAACCCTGGCGTGAAGGATCGAGTGAATTCCGTCAACGCTATGTTCCTGAACACCTACGGCGAGCGCCGGATGAAGGTGAACATTGACCAATGCCCTCAGTTCACTTTGTGCCTGGAGCGCCAGACCTACACCGACAAGGGCGAGCCTGACAAGGATCCTAAGAAGGGTCACGACCACATGAACGATGCCGGCGGCTACTTCATCGCCAAGCGTTACCCGATTAATGCAGAGATGACATCAACCCAACCACTGAGAATGTAACCATGAGCGATAACCCGGCAATCACGCTGCCTGCTGTCGACGCCATGCGCGCCTACTGGGCCGTGATTACTCCGCTCATGAGCGGTACGATGGCAATGAGGAATGAAGGCAAGAGCCTGCTGCCTCAGTATCCTGCCGAGGATGACAACTCCTACAAGGAGCGTCTGAGGCTGTCCACGCTGCTCCCTGCCTACTCGGAGACGGTCGGCAACATGACCTCCCGGGTGTTCGCTGAGCCTTTGCAGGTCGGTGAAGATGTGCCCGATCAGATCAAGGAAATGACCAAGGACATCGACCATGCTGGCAATGACCTGAATTCCTGGTCTGTCGAGTTTTTCCGCGAGGGCTTGAGTCACGGACTTTGTCATGCGCTTGTGGATCACCCTGTTGCCGAAGGCGTCCGCACCCAGGCCCAGGAAATCGCAGCCGGAGTTCGTCCGTACGCAATAATGATCAAGCCAGAGCAGGTTCTTGGCTGGCGCTCCAATGGCGGCCAGCTCATCATGTTCCGCTACTCCGAGTCTGTCGAAGAGCCGGATGGCGAGTTTGGCGTGAAGTGCGTCTATCAGGTCCGGGTCCTTGAGCCTGGGTCGTGGCGGACCTACCGAGCACCGGAGAAGGGTGGGGCGCTGGTTCTGCATGAAGAGGGTACGAACAGCCTCAAATACATCCCCCTGGTGACCTTCTATACGGGTCGCACAGGCTTCATGACCGCCAAGCCCCCACTGCTAGAGTTGGCCCACCTCAACGTCAAGCATTGGCAGAGCCAGAGCGACCAGGACAATATCCTTCACGTTATCCGTGTGCCGATCTTGGTTCGCCTTGGCGTGCAAGCCACGTTCGACAACCAGGGCAAGCCTGTTCCGCCTGAATTCAAAGTGGGCACTGGCGCGCTGACCGATCTGCCCAAGGATGGCGACCTCAAGTATGTCGAGCACACCGGAGCTGCCGTCAAGGCTGGCCGGGAGGCGCTGCAAGACCTACTCGACGAAATGCGCATGGCCGGCGCCAAGCTGCTCACGCCAGAGAAGAGCGCCACCAAGACTGCCACCCAGGCAGAAGAGGAGTCCGCTCAGGAGCTTTCCCCGTTGGCCCGTATGGCGAACCACTTTGCTGACTGCTTGGCGCAACTGCTCCAGTTCATGGCTGATTACCGTAGCCTGGGCGAAGGCGGCGCGGTCGAGATTCGCGGCAACTTCGACGTTGACTACATGCCAGAGGTGTCACTGCCGACGCTTGTCGCGATGGCCAATGCTGGGATGCTGTCCAAGGAAACCCTGTTCGCCGAGATGCAGCGCCGGGGCGTCATCAGTGACGAATACGAATGGTCCCTGGAGTTGGCCAAGATTGAAGGCCAAGGCCCTGCACTCGGTACGCTGTGATGAAAACCCCCAACGATAAGCTGTTAGATAAGCTGATCGGGCATGAGGTTGACCTGCAACACCTGAGCAATGCCCAGGTCGTTGCGATAATCAAGATCCTCAACAGCAAGGACGCTGATCTGCGTGCTTCGCTGATTGCTGCGATCGACAACCTTGGCCCCAATCTGTCGGCGGACTCGGTGGATGCGGCTCTGTCCAAAGTCCTGCGCCTGAATCAGTCCACTTTCGTGGATGTCCGTCAGGCACTTGACCAGGCCACTGACGGCGTTATCAGTTATGAGATCGCATTCCAGCAGGGCGCGCTTCAGACTGTGATCCCCGCCGTCGTGCAGGAGTCCTTCCCGATTGCCGTTGCGCAGTTCAGCCAGGTCAAGGCGATTGCCCAGGCCAGGCCATTCCAGGGGCGTTTGCTCAGGGAGTGGTTGGATGGCATTGAGGCGTCTCGGGCTGCCTCCGTTCGTGACGCCGTGCGTGCTGGGGTCGTTGAAGGGCGAACCACCGCCGAAATCGTCCGCAACATCATGGGCACCAGGGCGGAGAAGTACGCCGACGGCATCCTGCAAAAGTCGCGCAGGGAGATAGAGGCCGTTGTCAGGTCTGCCGTATCGAGTACCGCCGAGGCTGCCAGTGATAAGGCTTTCGAGGCGAACAGCGACATCATCAGTCACGTTGAGTGGATAAGCACCCTCGACACACGCACTTCGACTACCTGTCGCATCAGGGACCGTCTGCCGTACACCCTTGGGACCTACCTGCCTATAGGGCACAAAATCCCATGGCTTGCAGGTCCTGGGAGAATCCACTGGTGCTGCCGATCGACCAAGCTGCCGATCCTCAAGAGCGCATCGAAGCTCGGCTTCAGCGATGGAGCCACACGGGCCTCAATGGACGGCCAGGTGCCGCAGTCAACGAACTATGCCCAATGGCTGGCCCGTCAGTCAGCGGCGCGCCAGGACGAGATTCTTGGTCCTGAGCGCGGCAAGCTGTTGCGACAGGAAAAGCTCAAGCTGGACGACTTCTACAATGACCGTGGGAAATTCCTCACACTGGATCAGTTGCGGGAGCGCCTGTAATTCCCCGAGACACGAAATGCCGACATTCGATTTTGTGTCGCAACCCAAGCCTCGCTATATGCGGGGTTTTTTTCTGCCTGCGGTTCGGATGGACGGGGCGACAAAGAGCCGGATGGCTCATCAACTGGCCGGATGGCCCAGAGAGACATGATGAAACTCAAGACTGTTGAAGTGGACGGCAAGCAATACGCTGAGATCCTGGATGGCAAGCCCGTATATGTCGAAGACGATGGCAAAGAGGTCGCCTTTGATGCTGTGGGCACTCGCAGCACCATCACCCGCCTGAACGCCGAAGCCAAAGACCACCGTGTACGCGCCGACTCCGCCGAGAAGATCGTAAAGAGCTTCGAAGGCATCGACGACCCCGCGGCGGCCAAAAAGGCCCTGGGCATTGTTGCAAATCTCGACGCTAAAACGCTGGTGGATGCCGGCGAGATCGAGAAGGTGAAGGGCGAGATCAGCAAGGCCTTCCAAAGTCAGCTTGACGAAGCCAACGGCAAGGCGCAGACCTTCGAGCAGCAGCTGTATGCCGAAAAGATCGGTGGCAGCTTCGCACGCTCCCAGTTCATCGCCGAGAAAATGGCTGTTCCGGCCGATATGGTCCAGGCCGCGTTTGGCAGCAACTTCAAGATTGAGGAAGGCAAGGTGGTCGCCTATGACACCCAGGGCCAGAAGATCTTCAGCCGCGCTCGCCCAGGCGAACTGGCTGACTTCAACGAAGCGCTTGAAACCCTCGTCTCACAGTACCCCCATCGCGATCACATCCTGAAGGGCTCCGGCGCCAATGGCGGCGGCGCACCAAATGGCGGTAATCCGAGCCAAAAAACCAAGGGTGACTTTGGTGGCAGCAAGGAAGATCGAGTCGCCGCCATCAAAGGCCTGACCGCTACCGAATAAGGAGGCCCAATGGCCCTTTCGAACATGAAGGTATTCAACGAATACCTCAAACGCGTCACCATCGAGACCCTGGCGCAAGACGTTGAGAAATTCAACGCTGCTTCGGCAGGTTCCATCCGCCTGACCACTCAAGGCATTGACGGCGACTTCCTTCAAGAGTCGTTCTGGGCCGGCCTGCATGGCGCACAGCGTCGTGTTGATCGTTATGCTGCAAACGGCGCACAGGCTGCAACGCCTCTGGCGCAGAAGCAGTACGACTCCGTGAAGATCGCGGGCGGCTTCGGTCCCATCCTGTGGGAGCCGGCGCAGTTGTCGTGGGTGCAGAAGAACCCGGAAGAGGCGCTGGAAGTAATCAGCCGCAATCTGTCCGAAGCCATCATGTCGGACCAGCTGAACACTGCGATTGCCGCCCTGGTGGCTGCGATTGGGAACCAGCCGTCCGCCACCAACGATGTTTCGGCCACTGCCGGCGTGAGTTACATCGCCATCAACAATGCCCACGCATTGTTCGGTGATGCCTCTCAGCGCCTGGTTGCCCAAGTCATGACCGGCGCCATGTACCACAAGCTCCTGGGTCAGAACCTGGCGAACGCCGAGCGACTGTTCCAGTTCAGCGGCGTGCAGGTGGTCGATATCCTGGGCAAGGCCGTAATCATCACTGATGCCGCGGCCCTGTACGAAGCCGGCACACCGAACAAGCAGAAGGTGCTGAGCCTGGCCGACGGCGCGGCGGTAGTCATGGATGGCTCCGACCTCATCACCAACATCCAGACCTCCAACGGCAAGGAGCGGATCGAGACCACCATGCAGGCGGACTACACCTTCGGTCTGGGCATGAAGGGTTACACCTGGGACACAGCCAACGGCGGCAAGTCGCCAACAAGCGCCGAGCTGGCCACCGGCACCAACTGGGATCTGGTTGCGAACAGCATCAAGGCTTCGGCTGGCGTTCTCACCATCGGCGATGCCGCCCAGTAATCGAGAAGGCGGCCTTCGGGTCGCCTAATCCACCTTCCAGGAGTCCACCATGGACGAGAAAATCGTTTACGAGAAACACCCGGTCACTGCTGAGCGTAAAGCCGAACTGCGCCAGAAGGGCTACAAGATCATCGACGCCAAGTTCGCGCCTGATGACTACAAGCACCCCGAGCCGATGAAAAAAGGGTCTTCGGGTGGCGACAAGCCGTCCAAGGGTCTGAAGGTCGATGAGATCAAGGCGAAGCTGGCCGAGAAAGGCATTCCGTTCGATGAAAACGCCGAGCGTCCAGCCCTGGCCGAGCTGCTCGACAAGCCGCAGGAGTAAAGCCCCGTGACGACCTACATCAGTGTTGCGCAGGTGGACGCCCTGCTGGGTTCCAGCTGGGCCACGGAAGACAAGAAGCCGCGCGCGGTGCTGATGGCGAACACATGGCTTACCAATCTCGGTCTGCCAGCGTTCGACCAGATCCCGGATGATGTGGTCCAGGCCGGAGCCGAGATTGCCAGGGAGGCAGCAGCCGGCCGGATCTACGGAACGAAGGAAACCGGTGTGGCGGAGAAGTCCGTGAAGGCCGGTAGCGTGTCCAGCAGCAAGTCGTTTTCCGAGTCGTCCCGAACCATCAGCGCGGGCGAGTCTTTCGCCTTGGCGCTGCTGGCCAACTACCTTGGCTCTGGCCAGGTCAAAGTCGTGAGGTGCTGAAATGGGCCTACGCGACGATATCCAGGCCGACCTGGCCGAGGCGTTTGATACCGACCTGGCTGATGCGGTTTTCCCATTCACTGGTGAGTACCTGGGCCCCGGTGTTCGCAATCCAATTACAGAAGAGACCACGGCGCAGCCAGTGTTCTACAGCGGGCGCGGCGTGCTGGACTCCTACGACAGCCGACGCATCGACAACATCAACATCAAGGTCGGCGACGTGATGCTGATCTGTCTGGCGAACGAAATCACGGACGTTCCGGCCGTTGGACACAAGATCACCACTCAAGATCTGCTCACCGGGCAGCAAGCCGTGTATCAATTGGTAAGTCCTGGCCTGGACCCGGCAAAAGCCCATTACGAAATCCAGCTGAGGAAGTGAGCCATGGCGAAGTCGAGAGGATGGACTACGCCGCCAAGCTTGTTTGTCGGAGTTATCGAGGAACAGCTTACGCAGCGCGTCCGTGTAATCGCGATGGCGATGCTCAATGAGATCGTCCTGCGCTCTCCGGTGGACACCGGACGTTTCCGCGGTAACAACATCGTCAGTATTGGGTCACCGGTCTACACCATTACAGCGGATGTCGATCCAAGCGGCGGGGCCACGATCAACCGCGGGCTTTCGGTCATGACAGGGCTTGAGCCATTCACACAGGTTTTCATCCAGAACAATTTGCCATATGCCGTCCCTCTTGAGGATGGGCATTCGAAGCAGGCGCCGGCCGGAATCTACGCCGTATCCTTCAATGGCGTCTCCCAGGCGTACAGCTCATGACCTTCGAACAGATCCGCGCCATCGTCATCGGCCGCATGACGCAGTGGGCAGGAATCCCATCAGACGCCGTTGACTATCCGAACCCCGATAAGCCTTTCGATAAGGAGAGCAGAGATATTTGGGCCAGGCTCGCAGATGTACCGGGCCTATCCAGTACCCCAGAGGTCGGCATAGGCCCATGCGTGCGCCGAACCGGGATCATCGTCATTCAGCTGTTCGTGCCTACATACAAGGGCACGCTTGCCATCACGCGAGCAGCTGACACGCTTGTCGAGCAATTCGAGTACTACAGCGACCCGTCTGGGCCTTTTGATTGCTTCGCCGCCTCTGCGCAGGTTGTGGGCGACGACGGGCTGGGTTGGTATCAGGTCAACGTTCGTATTCCATACAGGGCCTACTGATGCAGACGATGAAGGTAAGGCTCGGCGCCGTAGTCGTCGACCGAGAGGTTGCGCACATGACCAGAAGAACTGGTGAGGACGGCGTTGAGATTGAATATCCCGAGCCGTTACTGAATCCGGGAGAAGTGGTCTACGGGCGTGATGCAGACAACGTTCTGATTATCGCCACCTCGAACCCTGGCTGAGCCAAGTAAACGCATCCATCCACCGCCACATGGCGGTTTTTTTACGCCTATTGATAGGAGAAACACCCCATGTCCAGTGGTGCCAAGGTCTCGACCGCGTGGAAACGCGAGATCACCCCAGGAATCACCCCGCCCGGCGACTGGAACGTCCTGACCCGGGTCAGCTTCGGCCTGTTGCCCACCTACAACAGCGAAGAAAACAACGAAATCGGCGTTGATCGCATGGCCCAGGGCACCGCCCAGACCACGGTTGATGTTGGCGGCGACGTGGAGACCAAGCTGCGCTTCGGCGCCTTGGATGAATTCCTTGCGTCCTGCTTCGGCAAGGATTGGGTCGGCAACGTCCTAACCATGGGCAACGACCGGATCTCGTTCTCGATCGGCTCCTACGCCAGCGACGTAGGTATTGCGGCGATTGCCCGAGGCGCCCAAGTGGCGACGATGAATTTCGAGATCCCGAATGACAACGAGATCAACGTCACCACCACCTTTGCCGCGATTGCCTGGGACGACAAGGCCGACAACACGTCGTTCATCGTCAACCCGCAGTCTGAGGCGCGCCAGCGCCGCTATGGCTTCAAGGACGTGACCGGCCTGAAGATCAACGGTGTGCAGTTGGGTGAAGACAACGCCTGCGTCGACAGCTTCAACCTGCAGTTCGACAACGCCGTCCAGACTCAGCGCTGCATCGGTAACGGCAACCCGTTCCCTGGCAACATCATCCCGACCACGTTCACCCCGTCCGGCTCTATCACCATGAGCTGGTCGAAAGCGGCCTACACCTACTGGAAAGCCCAGCAGACCGGTGATGCACTCAGCTTCGAGTTCACGCTGAACAACGCCGACGGCGGCTACACCTTCTTCCTGCCAGAAATGGAAGTCAGCGGTGATTGGCCGGACGGCGGTTCGACCGACATCATCCAAGTCGAACTGAGCTACACCGGCCGTCGCGTGCCACCGACCATCACCCGACTGCCAGCGCCAATCGTTATTGCCGCCGTAGCCGTAACCCCAGCAACCGCCAGTGTTGCCGTGGGCGCCACTGTCGACCTGGAAGCGGCTGTAACCCCGGTAGGCGCAAGCCAGCTTGTGACCTGGACCACTTCCGACGCCACCAAGGCCAGCGTCAGCGCTACCGGCCTGGTCAAAGGCGTGGCAGTTGGTACCGCCACCATCACGGCTACCAGCAAAGCGGATGTCACCAAAACCGACACTGCTGAAATCACCATCACCGCTTAAACCCTTTGCCCGGCGCGCCCTGCGGTGCGTGCCGGGCCTTTTACCGCAGAGGAATTTATGGCTCTCGTCATTACTCAGGCTCCAAAGCTGGACCTTGAAGGCACGCGCTGGGTCGATATCGACAAGGGTGTGAAGGTCAAGATAGGGTCAGCAGGTAACCCAAAGTTTAAATCTCATCACGCACTGATCCAGCGACACCAGGCCGTGGTGGATTCTCGCTACGGTGTCGGCACGGATGGTTTTGATCCAGCGAACACTGAAATTTCCGAGATTGAGAGCATGGATGACATGCTGGTCGATCTAGTTTGCAAGCACCTGATTCTTGATTGGGAGGGAGTGGAGGAGGCCGAAGCTCCAGGTGTCGACACTCCATACACTCAGGAGCGCGGCAAGCTTCTCATCGCTGTGCGCCCAGACGTGTACTTCATCGCCCTCAAGGTGGCGAGCGACATCGCCACGCGTGCCGAAGAGAAGGTAGCCGGAACCGTGGGAAAGCCCTCGCGGCGTACCAGTGGGGCCGCGACTGGGCAGGCCAAGCCAACGAGAAAAAGCGCTGGAAAGAAGAGCGCTTAGGGGGCGGTGTTCCAGAAGCGCCTGTAATTGATGGCGTGACCTCCGAAATACTTCAGGCCTACGCAATCATCGGCCGCTCTCGGCAGTACGTGGGAATGATGGGGGCGCCCGCTCCAATCGGTCCAGCCGCAATCGGCGATTACTTGAGTAGGTACCCCTCTGCGATAAGTCGTGAGGAGTTCGACTCCGCCATTTTCGCCCTTGACGATGACTTCCGGAAGAGCTGGGAAGAGCAGCAGGAAAGGGACAAGCCCAAGCCACCGAAAAAACCGTAACCCGCTCAGCGGGTTTTTTAACGCCTGGAGAAAGTTATGGCGCAGGAATCCCGGCTCTCGATAGTCATCGACTCGCGAAGCGCTCAACAGCAGGTCGACGCACTCAGAGGCAGCCTGAACAGCCTGCAAAACTCTGGTTCCCAGGCTACGGTCAGTGTTCGCGGGCTTGGGTCGGCTGCAAAGGCTGCGGCAGGCGCATTGGCTGGGATCGGTGTTGGTCGCCTAGCCAGCAGCCTGCTGGAGATGACTGATCGATTCAAGACCATGTCCGGCCAAATCAACCTGGTCAGCACCTCGACCGCCGAGGCAGCCCGCACTTTCGAAACACTGAAGGCGATGGCGAACTCCACAGGCTCAAGCCTGGAAAGCACCGTAACGCTGTTCACCCGGATGTCGAACGCCACCCGTGGTGCAGGCTTCTCCCAAGAGCAGCTGCTCAAGGCGACGGATGCGGTCAACAAGGCGTTTCTGGTATCGAGCGCAACGCAGCAGGAAGCAACAGCGGCAAGTATCCAGCTTTCCCAGGCAATGGCATCCGGCGTACTTCGCGGAGAAGAGCTGAACAGCGTAATGGAACAGGCGCCGCGTATCACTCGCGCTCTGTCCGAGTACCTGGGCGTGTCCAATGGACAGATCCGCGCTATGGCTGCCGAGGGCAAGATCACATCCGAAATAGTGATGAACTCCCTGCTGCGCTCGCTTTCGTCCCTGAACAAAGAAGTGGCCACCATGCCGCCTTTGTTCGAGCGTGCATCGCAGGTGCTGAAGAACAACTTTCTCGCCGCAATTGGCCAGGTTGATACCCAGCCGGCCATTGATTCCGTGAAATCTCTGGGAGAGGCGTTTGCGTCTCCCGAGATCATCAGCAACATCAAGGCCCTTTCTACCTCCCTGTCGAGCATCGCAAGCATTGGGGTTCAAGGGTTCCAGGGCCTGGTGTCGAATATTGACGCCCTGATTGCAGTTACCGGCGCCTACGCCGCCCGGGTTGGTACCGGGCTTGTCATATCTTTGGCAGCAGCAGCAAAGGCCCGCTATGACTCGATAGTTGCCACGCAAGCGCAGATCGTCGCAGAGCGCCAAGCAACACTTTCGGCAGCAGATGCAGCCGCACAGGCAAGTCGAAGCGCTGTCGCCGATCAGGCTGCAGCGTTGGCGACTGCGCAGCGGACATTGGCTGAAACGGCTGCGGCCAGAGCCTTCCAGGCAAATGCGCTGGCGCAGATCCAGGCGGTTCAGGCGCAGCTTGTCGCAGATCGAACTCTTGAGCAGCAACGTCTTCGTGCACAGATTACCGATGTTGGTCGTCAGCAATCCTTGGCTCGCCTGGCTGAAATCCGTTTGGCGGAGGCAGCAGTCACCACTCAACAGACAGCAGCTCAGTCGGCACATAATCAATCGTTGAGCGCGGAAGTTATCGCTCAGTCACGCGTAACTGCCGCAAACGTGGCATTGGTTGCATCGCGAGAAGCTGACACGGCTGCAGTCTCAGCACAAAGTGCAGCACAATTACACCTTAATGCTGCACAAAGCACGGGCGCCCGAGCCTCTTCCGCGTTGCTTGGTCTGGCAGGTGGTCCTATTGGTTTGCTGACCACGGCCATCACTGTGGCCGCTGGCGCGGCGCTGTACTTCGCCACCAGCAGTGATAGCGCAACACAGTCGCTTATCGACCAAAATCTCACGATCGACGACTCGATTTCTAAGTACCAGAAGTTGACAGCTGAACAGCAGCGCTACCAGTCCGCAGCATGGATGGAGTCAGAGCGTAAAGCCCTGGAATCAGCTACGAGCGCACTGAACGACTATTTCAACCGGGCTCAGGCTGGCCTTTCTTCGGTTGGCTCGTCGGGTGTCGAGGCGGTCGGCGAATTCCAGCGGATGTTTGACCAGGTCAAGTCCGGCCAGCGGTCTCTCGACTCCCTGACAGCGTGGATTAGCAGCAACACGCAGGTGTCCGCTGTTTACCGTGATGAACTGGTCAAGCTTGCCGCGTCGTACTCAAGCAGCAGCCAGAAGGCCGCCGACTTCCAGGCACTGCTTGGGAAGAGCAAGGAGCCGCTTGATAAGGCGGCGGCGGGTGCGCGAGCTCTAGCTGATTCTCAGTCTGCATCCTCTGCCGCCGTATCGGGCGGGGCTCAGGCTTGGGATAAGTACATTTCGCAACTGACCCAGACCAGAGACCTGATAGGGGCCAATGCATCCCAGGAAGCCGCGTACAGCGCTGCCAAAGCAGGCTTCAATACACAGCAAATTGAATACGCCCGCCTGATAGGCCAGCAAACCGATCTGCTGAAGAAGTACGAGCAGGCAGTCAAGGACGGTAAAGCCGAGGAGCAGTCGCGCCTCAAAGTCCAGCTGACAGCCTCTATCACTGCTTCGGAGGCGATCAAGGCTCAGACCGAAAGCCAAGCCCAGTCCATGAAAAAGATGGCTGAGCAGGCGGAGTCGAGCGCGAAGCGCCAGGTTGACGCAATTCAGACGGTCATTGATCAAACGGTTCGCTATGCCAAGGGCTTGTCGCTGGTCGAAACCTATCAACCAAAACAGAACCTTCAGGGGTCGTCGCTGCTCACATTCGGACAGGCGCAGCCACCGAAGCAGGAGGCGAAGGCGCAAACGAAGACCGTCGCGCAGATGGTCCAGGATGTTCTGGACCAGATCGACGGCAACACCGACACAAAGACTAAAAAGCCAAAGGCTGAAAGTGGCCTTGCCAGCAAACTAAGCGCCGCTCAAACGGCGTTTGACGGGCTGTATAAGGCAGCACAGCCAGCCAAGTTTGCGCTTCAGGAGTACGTAGAGAAGCAGGGCCAGCTGGCTCTTCTGCTGTCCAAAGGCAAGATCACTCAAGACGAATACAACCAGGCGCTCGCCCAGGTATCCGTCAACTACGCCGCCGCCATCAAGGGCGCCCAAGGCCTTACCCAGGCCGAGCAGTACCGGGCACAGCTTGAGAAGCAGCTACAAACGGACCGCGATCAGAATGAGCTCAATACCAACTCTGTTGGGATGGGCGACCTTCAAACCGAGCGCTACCAGAAGCAGATTCAGCTCGTCCGCGACACGAACGCCACTATCCAGAACCTTATGGGGGAAAAGGACAGGGTTGAGTCGGAGCGGGAGAAGCAAGCTTTGCAAAGGCAGATCGACCTGCAGAGAGAGTATCTGCCGCTGCGCATAGCAGAAATGCAAGCCGGCTGGGCCCAGATGGATCAGGCCATGCTCAACCCTATCAACGGTTGGACGGCGGCGGTCCAGAACTTCGGCACGCAGGCAATGGACATCGCAGGGCAGACCCAGTCGATCTTCTCGTCGGCCTTCAACACGATCTCCACCGACATCACATCAGCGATCATGAGCGGCACTCTATCGTTCAGCACTCTCGGTGATATCGGGAAGAACGTATTGCGCGAGATCATCGCTGGCTTCGTCAAGATGGGCGTCCAGATGGTGGTCAACGCTGCGCTGAGCGCAACTCTTGGGGCGGCGAGCACAGCAGCAACTGCGGCTCTGGCTGGCACTACCGCTGCCGCTTGGGCGCCGGCAGCAGCACTGGCGTCTCTGGCGAGCTTCGGTGCGAACTCCGTGCCCGCGGCCGCAGCACTGACCTCAACCACTGCGCTTGCATCGACCCTGGCAGTAATTCCAGGGTTCGCCACTGGTGGCTACTTTACTGGCGCGGGTACCGCGAAGTCCGATAGCAATCTGGCGCGCATCAGCGACGGCGAGTTCATCGTAAACGCTGCAGCTACAGCCAGAAACAGAGGGCTTCTTGAGTCGATCAATGCTGGAGAGCGCATGTCTAGCAGGTCTTCTTCTGCGCTAGGAGGCGCAGCCGCGCCTTCCGCGACAATCGTCAACCTCAATGAAGACGCATCCAAGGCCGGCCGGGTTGAGAGTCGGCGAGAGGATGGCGGGGATGTGATCGACATCTTCGTTGCGAACATCATGAGCGATGGATCCGCGCACCAGGCCCTATCTGAAAAATACAATCTAAGCACGGTGGGCTCATGATCAAGTACCCGAAAGAACTGCCGTTGCCCCTCCAGGATGGATACAAGCTCAACACCGAAGATCCTAAGTTGAGCTCTCAGCTCAGTTCGGGGCGGATCAGGGAGCGCCGCCGATTCACGTTTGTTCCTACTAGCATCAAAGTCCGATGGAACATGGACGAGATGCAGGCATCGTTCTTTGAAGCGTGGTTTGCTCGCACATTGGTAGATGGGACGCTTTGGTTCGAAGCAACACTTAAGACACCAGCTGGGTTCAAGGACTACATCTGCCGGATCCTAGGCATGTATGACGGGCCAGAACTTGTGCAGGTAAACCGATGGGAGTTTTCCGCAACGCTTGAGCTTCGCGATCGGCCTTTGATGGAGCCGGGCTGGGAGAACTTCCCAGAGTTCTGGTTCAACAAGGACATCATTGACCCTGCCATTAACAGGGAGTGGCCGCTCAGTCCGTACCAAATCCATATGGGGGCTTTCGATGCTGGAGTTAACCAGGAGTGGCCGGAGCCATGAATCCACTCGACGTCTGCTACGCATCACCAGGTACCGAGGTTCTAATCCCTACGTTTGAGATTTTCAGCGATGCCTGGAGCGAATCAATCCTGATTTGTGCCGGGTTTGAGAATCAGACATGCGGGACGGAGGACGGTCGCACCGTTACGTTTGAGGCCGGCGGGATCGACGTGTCCTATCCGACCAAGGACAACACCGGCAGCCAGTCGGTTACATTCGCCATCGACGGCGTGACGGGGAGGGCACAAAGCCTGATCCGCCAGGCCATGGATGCTGACGCAATCATTCGCTCAACCCTTCGGCTGTACCTCAGCACGGATCTGAGCAGGCCTTCTCAGCGCCCGTACTACCTGGTCACCACTGGCGGAAGTTTTGAAGGCGCAACAGTTCGCGTTGACGGGGGGTACTTCAACCTTATCGACACTAACTTCAACCGTGAAACCTTCAACGCCCTCAACGCCCCTTGCATTAAGTACCTCTAGCCATGCCATCACGATACCTAACTTCCACCTATAAGGACGGCGGTCGCGAACTGCCGTCCGTAGATTGCTGGGGTCTGACGACCATAGCCAGGTCCGAGCTGTATGGACTGCCTGGGCTTTCCCCGTTTGGAGAGGTAACCCGACACGGCATTCATGCCTTTCAGCGCTCGTACAGAGCTGAGGTGGGCAGGGCGCTTGAGCGCTGTGAGCCTTTCCCGGGAGCGATAGCAGCAGCCATGAAGGGCGACATCTGTGCGCACGTAGCGCTTGTTGTGCTCAAGGAGGGCCGGCTGCAGGTTCTGGAGATAAACCCCGGAAGTGGGGCGCGGATCGTTCGCCTCCAGGAATTCAAAGACAACTACATGACGGTGGTGTTTTATCGTGATCGAGATCTATGCGAACAAGCTTGATCAGGATGTTCTGCGCGAGTATCGGGTAATCGCTGAAACTACCGTTGAGCAGTGGCTGATCGACAACGTGAAAGGCTACGAGCGCCGTGATGTGCCGCCCATGAGCATTGCTGTCAACGGATGCTTGACCAATCCGGCCGAGTGGCAAGATTTGGTGTTTGGGGCGAACGACAGGGTGCAGATCTGGATCGAGCCGAAAGGCACAGACCCAATATCCATCACCATTGCCGCTATCAAGGGACTGCAGGCTGTGATGAAGCTCATCACGCCGCGCGTGAAACTGCCCAAGACGGGATCTCCACAGCAGGGCAACAACCTGGCAGGGGCAAACGCCAAGGCGAACCAGGTGCGTTACGGCGACCCCGTGCGCGAACTTTTTGGCGAGGATGAAATATTTCCCGATTACATCGTCGAGCCGCGGCGTTTCTTCAAGGGCCCGCGGGATGAGTGGCAGCAGATGCTGCTCTGCGTGACTCGCGGTGAATGCCAGATCAATCCAAGTGACATCAAGATCGGGAACACGCCATTAATTGCCCTGGGGGCAAACGCCACCTACCGAGTTTATGGTCCTGACGAAGACCTGAGTGCAGATCCTGCCGCTCAGTGGTGGTACCAGGCGCCAGAGGTTGGCGTCACTGCAACAGGAACCTCGGGCATTGACCTCAAGACTACCGTTACCATTCCGCCCGAGCCAGGCGCGCAGGCATATCAGTTCAATGGTGACCTGGTATCTATCCCTGCTGGTGCTGGCGAATTCCCGGCCGGCTGGGCAATCGGGATGATATTGCGGATCGAGGTCATGTATCAGTACATGGTTACCGCGGGCGGGGGAGTTGGTGGGCGAGATGTGATTTCTGGGCCGATTGAGCAGCTTGGGGCGTTTCCAGGAATGGAAATCGAGGTGGTAGGTGCGAACGAAGGTCTCTATGTGGTCAACGACTACACGCCTGCTGCTGGTGGAGATCCGGCGCACATGACTCTCAATACCACTGGGGGCGCCCCTGTTTCGGGGCTGCTTGCCGGTATTGGGTGGGCATGCATCGGTTATGCAGGGTTGCGTTACAGGATCATCGCATCAAGCGCATCGCAGGTTGCAGTTGATCGGCTTACATCCTCTGGCGACACGGATAATGACTGGCAGGGATTCGACTTTATTGAGAGCAACTCAGCCGTTCTTAGTCTCGACAACTCAAACCTCGAGGGTGATTGGGCTGGGCCATTTGCTCTATGTCCGCCTGGCGAGAGGGCGACCAAGCTCTCGATAACTGTCATGTTTCCAAGCGGTCTGGCAGGAGTAAGCAAGAAGGGGGCTCTTTATTCGCGCGCAGTGACGTACGAGTTTCAATATAGGGACATGTCTACCGGTGGAGCGTGGACTTCCTATGTGGATCGTGTGGTGTATGCAACTCTCGACCAGATTGGAATTACGCGCGACATAACCCTTCCAGGAGCATACAGGCCGGAGGGAAGGATGCGTCGAATAGGTGCAAAGTCAAATGACACGAGCGTACAAGACAACATCCAGTGGTACGACGCGCGCGCTCTGCTGCCAAGCCCTTCTAGTTATCCAGGCTGGACCACGATTGCCATATCTGCGGCCGGCGGCGGGAAAATCTCAAGCCAGAGCGAGAACAAGGTTTCTGTCGTGGCCACGCGAAAGTTGCCGATTTTGGTTGATGGCGCCTGGACGCCAGATAACAGGGTGACGAGGGATATTGCTCCGGCTTTCAATTACATAGCCAAGGCTCCCGGCTATCAGGATGCAGACATTGATACTGACGAGTTGGTGGCTTTCGACTCAATATGTAAGGCCCGAGGCGACACCTTCAACCTTTCCGTCGAGTCGTTTATGACGGTAAAGGAAGGGCTCAACACCGCACTTGCCCCTGGGTTTGCAGAGTTTGCTATTAGCCGTGGAAGACTGCGCCCTGTTCGAGACCAGAAGCGCGATGGGTTTGATACGGAGTACTTCCCAGCTGGGACGCAGGGTTATTCAGCGCAGAACATGAAAGGCCCACTGAAGATCAGCTTCAAGTCTCCAGACCCAGGGTCTGAGCATGATGGTGTAGACGTCAAATACAAGGATCGAATAACCCGCCAGACAGAGACGGTGAAGTGCCGCCTTCCAGGCCAGCTCGGGCTAAAAGTAGAAACCGTTGAAGCGCTGGGCACCAGTGAGCGGGACAGGGCTTATCGCCTGGGAATGCGGAGGGCAAGTGAAACGCGCTACCGGCGGTGGGCCTACTCCTTTGAAACGGAGCTAGACGGCAACAACAGCGACTACATGGGGCTAGCTGGCGTATCGGATGACACGCCAGGCAGGGGGCAGAGCGCGCTACTGCTGGGCATTCAATCCGGTCCTGGCGGTTACGTCCTTGAAAGCTCAGAGCCATTCATTTGGGCCATAGGCTCCGATCATTCGGTTGGCATCCGCCGGCTAGATGGCACGCTCAGTGGGCCATGGAAGGCAACCAGAATCGGCGAGTACTACCTGAGCATTCCGACGATTGATTTCGTTCCAGACACCAGTTGGGACAGGGAACCCCCGCACCTGTTGTTTGGGCCGGTCAGCCGAGAGTGTCACCGCGTCCTGATCAGCAAAGCCACTCCCAAGGGCAGCGAGAGCGTATCTGTCCAGGGTTTCAACTATGACGACAGGGTCTATCTGTACGACGACGCGACAGCGCCAGATTAAATAATCACACCCCACACAAACCCGCCATCGAGCGGGTTTTTTTGTGCCCGGAGAAAAGAATGCCATACGACACGAAGAATCCTGTCCCGTCTACCGATCCGCGCGACCTTTACGATAACGCTGGGATCACGGACAAGTACGTGAATGGCCAAGAGCCTTTCGTCCCAGACCGCCTCGGCCTGCAGCGCCGTACCTGGAAAGGTATGGAGGTCGACTTCAACAATGCCCAGGAAGGGCGTCAAACAGCCTTCGATCAATTCCTTGAGTCGTCGGCGTTCGTATGGATCGGCGATTACGGCGCCGGCCTGACGTTCACCAGCCGCAGCCAGTACATGGTTCGCGACGGTCAGAACTACCGCCTAGCAAGTAGCACTACGCTTCCGTATACCGCAACGGGCAATTGGGCGCTGGAACAGACCAAGTTCAGCCTGGTAAATTCTGAAGATGTTCTTCGACAAGAGTTGTCGCTGCCTGATGGTGCAACGCATGTGGTTAATGGCGCAGAAACCGTAGCTGTAGCCCTTGACCGGGCCGGCGAGCAAAACGAATTTGCCTGGGGCAACGTAAAGCAAAACACCGAGGACTTTGCCAGCTTTGGGCCAAACCTCGCGCCAGCGCTGAGTGGCTTTGCAAAAGTTGGGTTCGACGCATCCGGCGTGCATGCGGCGGGTACTTCCGGCAGCTTGACTGCGGCTATCGCCATACCTGCTTTTTCGCAGTTCAAGCTCGTTGTTACGGTAACAACTACAACTCCTGGATATATTCAGTTCAAGCTTGACACCGCAAACGTTTTTGATGATACACCGGAAGGATACTACTTCAGCGACGCCGCAATTCTTGCGGACGGCATTGAGCAGGACCGGGTACTTAGCACAAGTGACTACACCTTCCTCGCCTGGACATCCGCCGTAGCAAGATCACAGTTATCAGTGGTCACTGATAATGCATGGGCTGGAACAATTAGCGCAATTGACTTCCGAGAAGTCACGCCCACGAAGTTTGCTGTGGCTGGGTGCGGGGCTGATGTCAATGGCCCTGAGAATCCAATCGGACTGAAGCTTGTTGGATACAACCGAAACGATATGGCTATTGGTGACAAGCTCACGCTTGGCATGTTCTATAATGACGGGCAGCCTCTTATGGGCGCACACAACGTGGCAATGGGCGCTAGAGCCCTAGGGTCACTGGTGTTTGGCGGAGCTAATACTGCTTTTGGCAGCTTTACTCTTCAATACAACGAAGCAACAACCAACGTAGGCTTTGGTTATTCTGCTCTTAAGTTAAATACTAAAGGGCAAGAAAATACCGCAGTTGGTTATAAGTGCGGTGTCTACAACACAACCGGATATCGAAACAGCTACTTTGGATTCTGGGCAGGTGCGCTAAATCATACCGGATCTGAGAACACCGCTCATGGATGGTACGCTGGTCGTAACGCTAAAGGTGGCAGCACCAATACTTACCTCGGTAGTCGCAGCGGGCAATCAAACATCGATGGCAGCAACAACACATTTCTTGGAGCATTCGCTGGATACGGTACCGGTAGCGCAATCATCTCGTACAACAATGTCTTGTGTATCGCTCCTGAGTCGTTAGTTTACGGCGACAACGGCATAGCTATTGGTTTCCAGGCAAAGGTTGGAGCAAGCGGTGCTTTAAACATTGGTGGCGTTGCAACAGGACGTAATGCCAGGGCGACGGGAAGTGACGGTTCAATCGCTCACGGGCTTGACGCCTTGGCTAGTGGTGGTCGCTCCATTGCTTTAGGGCAGGGCTCAAAAGCGGTAGGAGTTCAGTCGGTAGCTTGCGGGGCTCTTTCAGAAGCCAATGCTGATAACACTACGGCACTCGGCGCCCAGGCTGGCAGAAATAACACCGGAGCAGGCAACACTTTTGTCGGTCAGACATCTGGCAACCTTGCGGCAAACAGTTTTAGTAACTGCTCGCTTCTTGGTAAAGGAACTGCCGTAACGGGGAGCAACCAAGTTCAGCTTGGCGACTCAGCAACCACTACTTACGTGTATGGGACTGTACAAAATAGGTCAGACTCCCGCGATAAAATCGACATCCAAGAAACTAATCTTGGCATTGATTTTGTCATGGGACTGCGGCCAGTAAATGGGCGTTGGGACTTGCGGGAAGACTACCGAGTCGTAAATGAAAATGGGGAAGTTACGGTTTTTGAGAAAGACGGCAGTCGATCTCGAAATCGCAAACATGAGTGGTTTGTCGCTCAAGAGGTGCAAGCGCTTTGCGAAAAAATGGGTGTCGAGTTTGGCGGTCTTCAGCACCATGCATTTTATGGTGGCGACGATGTTTACTCGCTTGGATATGACGAATTTATCCCGCCCGTTGTGAAGGCTGTGCAGCAATGCTGGTCGCGCATTGATGATTTGGAGCGGAGGATTGCTGCTCTTGATGGAAAGTGACGTGTAGGTTTGATTTAATAATCACTTGCCACTTATGAAAGTGGTTTGTCGCATGGCTTTTATTTAAATAGGGGCGCAAGCTGCGCCCCTATTTAATAACTATTTGAATTTGTGTTCGATAAACTCAGTAAGTTTGGTGGCTACAATCTTGCTTCCTGAATTGCTAAGGTGGTGCCCGTCACGAAAGAAAATATCGCTATTGTCGCTGGAATAACACTTTGTTTTGTCGCAAAATAGCGATGAAGCATCAAAAATCTGAACGTTTTTACTTACTGAAGCTATATCTTGCAATATATCATCATATTGTTTGTTTCGTCCCTCAAAACTTGAGCGGGATATGCTGCAGTCCGGCTTGCTAATCTTGAAAGGCCTTGTTGCACAAGCTCTTGGGCTTATTAGGAATTCAGGTGTATCCTTCACTAACACTACTTTTTTGCCTGATGAAATAAGCTCTTGCACAGACTTTTTTAGACCCTCAGCAAATAAAGCCTTCTTATTGCTAACATCATTGGTTTCTCCGATGATGTATCGACTGTTAGGGTTGTTGTCATTTATTCCCTTGTGTTCTGGCGCCACTCCCTTATCAGAAAGATATACTCCGCCTAGAGATGCAAGTACAACGATTTTGGCATTGCTGGATTTTATTAAATCTATAGAGTTGTTGTTAGCTATTTCGCATTCGTATTTTGATTTGTTTGATACCCATGCCTTTACGCCTAATATTGGTGGGCAGCTGTTCCGGCCAATCAAAAGCCAGTTTTTATTTTTTACGCTCTTAAGTCCAGGGAATAGATGCTCCGCATGACTGTCTCCCCATAGTATATATTCTTCGTCTTTATTATTGTCTATCTTGTTGCACCAGCTCATTTCCTTGTACTTTATGTTTTTATCTAGGCAGCTTGCTATTTCATATTTGTTTAGGTCGTTGGATTTATTAATAAGATTTTTCCTTACCTGCCTATCAGAAACCCCTTGCTCTTTGTAAATCAAGTATCCGGACAGGCCAGTAGCCAGCATTAAAAAAAATAGAATCGCTGTTTTGCTTTTTCTTTTTACATTAAGTCTAAGAGGGTTTTCAATAAGTGCGTACGTCGCCCATGCAAGTAGGATTGACGCAGCTAAAGCGGATATTCTTATTTGTGCGCTTGGCGTATCAGCTTCGATTATTCTGATAAAAGAAAGAATAGGCCAGTGCCATAGATAAAGCGGAAAGCTGATTAAACCTATCCAAACCATTATTTTGTTTGAAAGTAAATGCTTATTAATTAATGCATTGGGCCCAGCACTAATAATAAGCGCTGTTCCTACTGTTGGCAGTAATGCCCAGTATCCAGGGAACAAGCTCTCTTTTGTGATAAAAAAGATGCCTGCCATTATCATTAAAATACCAAGTATCGACTGTGCGTTTCTCAGGATTTCTAATGGCTGTGTATTTTGGTTCCGATATATGTATTTTGCAAAAATGTTGTATGTTAATAGTCGATGACTGAATATTTTTGCAGGTCTGTACATAGAGAAATATGCAATAATAGAGCCTATAAGAAGCTCCCAGAATCGGCTTTGTGGCGAGTAGAATGCCGCAGACGAATCGCTCTTAATAGTAATTAATCCTATTAAAAAAGAAGCTGATGCAAGTATTATAATTATTGATAGTCTATTAATTTTTGACTTCCATATTGCAAGCAATAGGATTGGCCATATAATATAAAACTGTTCTTCAATCCCTAGGGACCACAAATGCAGAAGAGGCTTTGTGTCAGATAAATTATCAAAGTAACCTGTCTCGCTCCAAAAGACTAGGTTTGCAACGAATCCTGCTCCTCCTGCGGTATGCTTTCCAAGCTGCATATACTCATCAGCCAATAATGATATCCAGCCGAAGGTAAGACATGTAATTAATACCAGTATAAGTGCGGGGTAAATTCTGTTTATTCTTCTGCTGTAGAAATCAAGAAGGCTAAATTTGTCGTTGTCTAGGTTTGAGAATAGTATTCTTGATATCAGATACCCTGATATAACAAAAAATATATCTACACCGATAAACCCTCCATTTAAAATTGAGGGGAAAGCATGAAAAATAACAACCGATAAAACGGCTATCGCTCTTAATCCGTCGATGTCCGGCCGATACACTGTGTTTTTGCTATGCATGACTTCCCTTTCTCCGGCGCGGCCGGGGGCAAATTGATTTCGGTCCGGATTCTACAAGCGAACGCCGTGCGTGTCAGGGTCGAAGGCCAGATAAGTGATACCCGCTACGTTTGAGATTTTGTGCCCGCCATCGAGCGGGTTTATTTTTGCCTGGAGAAAAGCATGCCGATCACCGAGCAGCAGTTGCTGCGCATCCTCCCGAACGCCGGCCGCCAAGCCGGCGTTTTTGCATCTGCGCTGAGCCTGGCCATGGACCGCTACCAGATCAACACCAAGCTGCGCATGGCAGCTTTCATCGCCCAGGTCGGGCATGAGTCGGGCCAGTTCCGGTACGTTCGAGAACTTGGCGGCGACCAGTACCTAAGCAAGTACGACACTGGAACCCTGGCTAAGCGCCTGGGTAATACGCCAGAGGCTGACGGTGACGGTCAGAAGTACCGCGGGAGAGGGCTGATCCAGATCACTGGGCGCGACAACTACCTGGCGTGCAGTAAGGCGCTATTCGGTGATGACCGGCTGCTTCGTACACCTGAACTGCTAGAGCAGGCCGAGTGGGCGGCGAAGTCTGCAGCCTGGTTCTGGAACTCCCGCGACCTGAACAAGCTGGCTGACTCGGGTTCATTCGAGATGATCACCCGGCGAATCAACGGCGGCGTCAACGGCCTGGCTGAGCGCGTTGCCTTCTATAACACTGCGCTGAAGGTTCTGGCATGAACGCTCTCTGGCTGCGAATCCTTCCTTATATAGCAGCGGTGGCCGTCGTCCTGATCGGCCTGCTCCTGGCATATAGCCACGGCCAGTCGGTCACCAATGAAGAGTGGCAGGCAAAGTGGAACGCCCGGGATACATGGGACGCCGCAGCGAAGGCCCTCAACGAATCCACCGAGCGCGCCAAAGAGCAGGCCCGGCAACAGACAATCAACAAGGTGATCCAGGATGGCCAGAAAGTCATTGATCAGGCATTTGCTGATGCTGCCGCTTCTCGCGATGATCGCAGCTTGCGGGACGCAGCCGACGCAACTGCCGGTAGAGTCGCAGCCAGTCAAGCCGGCGACCATTCCTGCACTGCCGCCGCAAGCCAGGCAGCTACCCGCGCCGTCATGGTGTTTGCCGACGTGCTCAAGCGCGCTGATCAAAGAGCGGGAGACTTGGCGGCAGATGCTGATCAAAGCCGAGGCCGTGGAGTGACGTGCGAGCGGGCCTATGATGGGTTGGGTGGTTGA